GATTCGCCGTCGAGTTGACCGCGTACGAGCCGAGCCCGATCGTCCAATAGTTCGAGCGATCGATCTCGCTGTCGATCATCGTGCCCGGAGAGATCGAAAAGCCGTCGGCGTCGCCGCTCGCCGTCGAGAGCAGCAGGTTATCGGCCTGCGCCAGCGTCCCTGTCCCGATGACGTTCGGAGATCCGCCCACCGGGCGACCGACGACAGCCGTTCCGAAGGGACTGCCGCTCGCGAGATAGCCCGTCAACTCGAGGAAATACATGACGCCGTATGGCGTACCGGTGCCCGTCGGCGAGAGCGTATGGCCCGAGCCCCCGACGCCCCCGTAGATCACATAGATATCGAGCCATTGCGCCGTACCACCGCCGTTATCGTGCGCGACTTGCTGCCATTTGCCGGGCCCGGTGCCGATGGCGTTGCCCTTGCTGTCGCCGAGCCCCGTTAGGTTGGCCCCGCCATCGTAGGAAATGAAGCAGATCCCGCAGAACGTGCTCGCCGTCGTCATCGCTGACGCCGTCATTGATGCCCACGTGCCGCCGGTTACGGCCCGTTGCTCCCTGTACTGCGCGACTGCTGCGACCATGCGCTACAGCTTGAAAATACGGTTTGCCCCGTTGTCCCAAGTGATCGGCACCACTTGCGACGCGCTCGGCGTGAAAGGTAGCCCGCTCGTCGGCGTGTCGATATAGGCGATCACGCGCGCCGTCGCATCGGTGCCAGTGTGTTGAAACAGGATCAGCGCATTGCACGCGACCGCAGTCGTCGCCGTGAGCGTCGTATCGGCCGCATCAGCCACGCCGGCCGCTACCGTCTTGGTGCCGAGCGCTGCGCTGCGCCCGTTGTCGTTGCCCGCCGTGATATCGGAGAGGAACTTGTGCGCAGCGGAGAACGTGTACGCCGACTTTGCCAGCATGACCCGGATATCCCCCGTCGACCAGTTGATCGAGCCATCTAGAAAGCCCTCGCGGCCCGGGTCGAAAAGTGCGTTTGCCATGTCGAATTGCCCTTTGTGGTTTGAATCAGTACGTGCCCGGAGGCAGAGGCGCGCCGGCCGCGTCGATCTTGTTGCGCGCCGGAGTCGTCGCGATGCGGCGAGCCTCCTCCGCGCTCTTGCCGCCCGCGATCAGTTCGGAGATCCGCGCCTCGAGCGCCTGCTCTGCGCAACGCTGCGCAAACGCGTCTTTTTCGTTCTCGTCCATTACTGCACCCCCGTCACCCGGCCTGACGCCGGATCTCGAACCACCGGCCGCACCGGGCCCGCACCCTTTTGCACGCCCGTAATGTCGCCCGTCGCAGGATCCCGGTGCACCGTGACCGGTTCGGCCGGCGCGCTGTGCAAGTCGTAGAGCTTCTGCAGCGCGTCGAGCACCGGCTGCAGCGCTCCGCCGTCGTTCTGCATGGGTTGGCCTGTCTTCGGATCGATCGCGAGCCCTGCGGGATCCTCCGTACGCTCGCTGCCTATGCGCGCGATCATCAGCGACGTCTCTGCGCTCAAGTCGGCCTTGTACTTGTCGAGCAGCAACTGCAGCGCCTCGAGTTGATCCTTGCTGTCGGCGTCGCGCGCCTCGCGCATCGCGTCGCGCTGATCGTTTTGAAGCTGGATATTGTTTTGATCCGCTGCCGCCTGCGCCTTGTTCCGCGCCTCGAGGTCGAGCTTTGCCATTTGGAAAGCCCTGTCGGCCTGCTCCGCCTGCTGCTTGGCTTTGAGCTCCATGTCCTTAGCCTGCAGTTGCCACGGAGGCGGAGGCGGAGGCTGCTGCGGCATCTGTGCATCCGGCGGAGGTTCGGAAAAGAACTCGCCGACGTTTTTGTAGCCGCCTAGCTCGACGAGGCGCGCCGTCGAGGAATAAATCTGGTGCGGCGTGACCATCTTCGCGAGCGGCGACTGCGCCATCTGGATCTGCGTCTGTCGAATGTCTTTCAACACCGCCACTTGCTTTTCCTCGTCGCCGGTACCGAGCCCGACATTGCAAACCATGTCGAATTCCTCGCACCAGTCCGACGGATCGAGCGTGACGTACTCGCCGCGCAGTTTGAAAAACAGTTGATCGAAATCGCCGCTCGAGAGGAGGCGTTTCACCCCGTTGAAACAAGGCTTGAGCACCGTTTCGCCGAAGATCCGGCCGATCAGCTTCGTGCGCTGCTTGCTCGCCTGATCCTGCATCATCCGATCGCCGAGCGTGACGTCAGGATGCAGCGCGTTCGGATCCATACCCATGCGCTGTTTGGTGACGCCCGAACGTTGCTCGCGCAGTTGATCGACGCGCTGCAGTAGTGGCTCCATCTGATGCCCGACGTAAAGCGTCGGTTCCATGGATACCGCCCCGATCTGCGTTACCCGGATGTTCCCGCCCGGTCGCCCGTCGACGAGGTCGCCCATGTCTGCATAGGGCGCGCCGTTTTTGTCGGTCAACACCAGCTTGCGAGGGTTGTTCGAGGCAAACGCGTTATTGATGACGCCCCGGGTTAGCTCCGTGTCGAGCAGTTGCAGATCCTCCATGGTTTCCGCCACGCTCTGCCCGTCCCATCGGTGCGGGATCGGGATCGGCGAGCCGGTGCAGATCGGAACGCTGTCGCATTCCTCGTTCAGCAGGATCTTTGAGTGCAGCCGCCACACTTCGCGACGCTCCGCGATGCCGTCGCCGTCAAAGTCGACCAGCACGTATTCAATGCGGAGCCATCCCATCGTCTGCGAGGGATCGTCCCGAACGATGCCTTCGGGGCGCGGCCTCGAGTCGGCGAGGATCTGATTGCCGGTGCGATCCCGGCGGTATTGATCGTCGAAAGCGCCAAACGGCACCAGCGATGCAGCGAGATCCGTCGCGGCAACCCGGTCGAATCCCATGTCATCGGCCAGCATGTTGAGGTCCGAGAGGCTGATCTCGACCCATCGCACGACATAGGGACAGTCCTCGAGGAGCGGCGACGTCCACGACCGCATGACCCCGAGGTTTTCCGGCTCGAAAGCCTCGATCTTCACGCTCTTGCGCTGCTCCACATACGACAGCTTCCCGGTGAACACCGGTTGCATGTGAGGCTTCCCGGTCATCGGGTTCATGATGGGGCGACCATCCGGGCCCGTCACCGGCCCCATGCTCTGAATCGCCTCGTCTACCTTCGCGTTCGGGTACTTCTGCTCGAGCATCGTCATGTCCATGATCGACGCATTGCGGAATGGCACCCGGATCCTGCGGCGCTTCGTCTGTCCAAACCAGTGAATCGCGCACGTCTTCACCGTCAACATGTCTTTGATCGCCGTGTGCAGGATCAAAAAGCCGTTGTTCTGTTGATAGAACACATGATTGACGCCGGCCGTCGCGTCCTTTGCCTTTTTCTCCTGATCGGCGCGCGTCGGCTCGAACGTGACCGCCTTCGGGTTCGAGGCAAACAGATCCAGCAGATCCTGAGCCATCCATTCGACGGTTTCCGACACCACAGCGGAGACGTAATCGCTCCAGCCCTCGTCCTCGTTCCCGTACGGCCGTTGAAAGTAGGCTTTGATCGACGAATCGCGCGACGCACGGAGCGGCCCCGTCGCGTATTCGGCCGCGTCGTCCTCCTGCAGCTTGAGCATGGACAGCAGCGCGGCGTCCGTCATCGGCGTGTATTCGCCCTCGTCGCCCTCGCCCTCGTCGTCGCTGTCGACCGCGTTCGGATCGATCCGATCGGGATCCGTGCGCTCGCCCTGCGGGATATCGTTTGACGTCTCGCCGGCTTGCTTGCCGCCGCCACGCGTGCGAGGGTCGACGACCTTCGGCGCGTTCACCATGTTGCGCGCTGTGACCGGTGCGGCCATGTCTTCTAGTGGATCTCGATCGGCCATGCAGCGCGCTCCTATGGTTGTGGGTTAGTCCGAAGTGCCGCCAGAGCCGACGCCGCTGCCGTCGGGCTGCGGAGCGTTCTCGAGCGTGTTCGCCGTCACCGTGTTCGCCCGGTTGCGCTCGGCCTCTGCAGCGATGCGCGCGGCCTCGATCTCGCGCTGCTTGCGCTCCTCCTCCGCTGCCAGTGCTCGAGCGACCGTGTCCTGCGGAGGCGTTGCAGCGCGCAGCGCGTCGGCAGTCTCCTCGATCGGCGATTTCGCAGGGAAAGGCGCGACGCCGATGCGGTAAGAGCCGTCGGCATAGTCGTAACGCTCGGACACCGGAGGACGATCGCCTGCGGCCGTCGACTTCGGTTGGCGCTCGATATCGCCGGCCAATTCGATCAACTGCTCGAGCTTTTCGCCGCCCGGGATGACTTCGGGTTGATCGACGCTGTCGCGTGCTTCGTTGCTGTCCATGTGCATGTCCTTCTATGGTTGCGGATATGAAAACGCCGGCCCTTCTGCTTGCCGGCGTGCGCCCGATTGTGCTAGAGCCCGGTCATTGAATCCAGCCCCCGGCATAGATCCCGCCCTCGTCGATCTCCTCATGGATCGCCGCGATCGTCGAAACCGCCACAGTCCACCCGTAGCGCTGCATCTGCTCGCGCCAGCGCTCGGCCACCGGATGACCCGGCAGACATGAGCCCTCGATCTGCCCCGTCATGTTGTTTCGCGCGATGAGTACCGGCATATCGTCGGCCTCGAGCCTTGTCGCCGTCATCGGTACACCTTGCACGTGTTCGGGATCCACGCCACCCGGCCAGCCATCGGCGAGGGGATCGAATCGCTGACGCGACACATGACGCCGAGCAGATCCTCACGTACGTTCAATGCCTCGAGCGTGCGCTTTGCCTCCATGGCCTGCAGCCCTCGCTCGACTCTCGTCGCGAGCACCGGCCGGATCGTGACGCTGCCGCGCTTGTGTTCTCGTCTGTCTGTCATGTGACCATCCTCGATTTGTATGCCCATGGCTTCATTGGTGCCGGCCGCGTCGTCGCATGCCGCAGCATCATGAGCCCGTACCGCGTCGCGGAGATCAAGTCGTCGTCTAGCTTCACGATCTTTCCGTCTTTCCGGTGATACATCCGGAACTCCGCGAACCAGTCGCCGAGGTTCGAAAAGACCTTGAAGCGGCCCGTCTGCATGCGATCCAGCATCGCGATGAGCCCGGCCTCGACCCCGTTGCCCCCGCTGCCCTCGTCCTTTCCGGGCTCCGGCGCGTGCGTCGCCTTGTCCTCGAGCATGTGCAGCCCCTGCGCCGCGTACTGATCGCGCAGCGCCTGCCCGCTGCCCTTGTCGTGCTGTAGCCCGTCGTGCGGCCACGCCCACGGCAACCAATCGCCCCATGGCTTGAGCGTCGCGGCAAAGAGCAGCGGCGTCTGCTCGCGCTGCCGGTGCGCCTTGCACACGTAGACGATATCCGTCTCCCTGTCGTGCGCGATATCGACTGCGGCCGATGGGTGATCCCATCCGAAATCAAGCCCGCCGATACGCGACCAGTGATCCGGGATCGGGATCGGGTCGCACGTAATCAGGATCTCCTCGATCGGGAAGATCCGACCGCTGCCTAGTGTGGGAACGCCCATCGCTCGAGCCTCGCGAATGTGTGCCGGATAGCTTGCAATGATCGCCGCGCGCTCCTCGTCCGAGTAGTGCAAGGCGTCGTAAATGGTCATCGTCGTTACGTGCGTGCCCGGCGGTTTGTCCGTCAGGAAACGCTTGACCGTGTTCGTGATGCCCTTCAAAGGCGTGAACGTCATTGCGACGCAGCCTTTCGTCGCGTTCGTGCGTGTCAGCGACTCGAGGTAAATGTCTTCGTCGGGCTCCTCGTCGAGCCATACCCAATCGAGCGTTGCAGCTTGGAACTTCTCGCGGCCGGCGTCGTACGACTTGAACGTCAGTCGCGATTCTTGCCCGCTGATGTGCTTCACCCGGATCGTGTCGATCGCGTCGGCCACGCCGCGTTTCATGGTGCGCGCGATGATGGCGTCGCGAGGTATGGCCCCGGTTCCCATGTCATCGAGCCGGCCGACGAGCAGCAACTGCATGGAGTCGCGCACGACCTCTGCCGTCTCGCCTGCAGCCCATGCCCGGATCCCGCGAGCGAAGCGCCGGCCAGTCCACATGACCGGATATCGGCCCGTCATGTGCATGGACGTCTCGAATGCCGCGCTCCATGTCTTGCCCTGCTGATTGCCCGCCATCAGCATGCGCTCGCGATGCGTCGCGCCGGCCG